AAAGAAATCAATCCCACTCACACACTAATCTTACCTAATGTTTGGAAGACATGGCATAAACATAAAAAATGGAAGAACCTTGACCTTAGTAATATTCAACTAGCCCAAGTTGGTAGTGACGTGACACCTAATGGCATGATGGAAGATTTAAGAGCTAAAGGCGCTCAGAAGGTTAATACTGCATATGGAAGCACTGAAGTTCCACCTTTGATTATGTCAACTGAGAAGCAGGACATATATCACTTCAATGATATCAATCCTATGATCGATTACAAAAACGTTAACCATGAAGATGGATCTATAGAATGGGTATGTAAATACAAAGATCAGGATGATTGGTGGTACAGTGGAGATCTTATAGAGTATACTGAAGATGGTGAGTTTTTCTTTGCAGGTAGAAAGGACAATACTTTTAAAATGGAAAACTGTGGAGACAGAGTATATCCTGAACAGCTAGAGAAGGTTGCGGTTGACTGTGGTGCAGACTTGGCACTTTGTCAGAAAGTTAACCACCAGTGTGTGATTTATTATACTGGAAATATGGATGAAAAGGATTTTGTATCTAAGCATCACTGTCCTTATGAGGTTGTACCTAAGAAAGTTAGTCGTATTGAAGTTGACGATAATCTCAGAAAAGTGAAGAGGAATCAAGAAATTGTTACTTCGACAGCCTGATGAAAATGGATATGAACTTTATATTACTGATCGCAGAGATGAGTACGTGGATGAATTTATTTGGTCTGTAGGAACAGACACAAGAAACACAAAGTCTCTTATTGATGATCCATTTACTTACCAAAGACTTTCTGAATATAACTTTAAGTATGCGGTTCTTTGGTTGCAAAATGACAAGCCGTTTATGGGATGGTTTGCCAATCAATACGACAATCTACCATCAAATGTTATAAGAACCTTTAGTAGATGGTATAAGCTTAACTCATTTAAAAAACTAGATTTAAGATTTTTAAGAGAAGAGCATAATATGTATAGAAAGCATCTTCAGCCTATGCTAGAATCTGATAATATAGACACTGTTTTCTTTACTAGGCACTTATCTATAAATAAAGATATCGGCAAATGGAAGAACGAAAAACTGCTGCGACTAATCATGGGAAATCGTGCTGATATGAAGTGGACAGAGGCTAACTTTCGTGGTGTTGATCAAACTATATATTATTTTAGCACTTGGAAGTTTAATGATAATATAGACGAAAGTTTTATATCAAGGTTATCTGAGGTATGACATACGCAACTAAACTAAGATTATTATGGCTGAGTAGTCATTTTACTGTTCTATACAGTTTTCTTAACTCATCTACATATACTATGGCTGCATCGATTGTTTGGGCAGTTCTCGTAGTAATGATAGGTGGGTATGCAGGATGGCATAGATATTTTATCCACAGAAGTTATCAAACAGGAAGTATCCGAAAATTCATTCTTTTGTGGTTAGGCGCAATTCAGGGTATTGGTAAGCCGATTACTATTTGTGCAATCCATAGATGGCATCATCAGCACAGTGATACAGAAGAAGATATTCATTCACCAAACACTCTTAAATGGTGGCAAATATTATTAGGATTTTATAAAGAACCTAAACTACATAGAAGGTTGATCAAAGATCTTATTACGGATAAACACGTTAAGCGTTGTCAAAAACATTACTTTAGGGTTATACTCACTATTAATCTAATACTATTGCTGATTGATCCAGTGCTTCCCGGGCTTGTTATGGGTACTGTTAATCTTTATGCATTTTATTCTACAGGAATAATTCTGAACTGGTTAAACCACTTTGGGGGTAAACCTAATAACAATATCTTATGTGCAATACTTACAGTCGGTGAGGGTTGGCATAAGAATCATCATGATGATAGTAGTAGATATTCAAATCAAGTTAAATGGTATCAGTTAGATCCTACTGGTTGGGTAATAAAATATTGTCTAAAGAATTAATAAGGAGAAGTTGATGAGCATAAGATTATACACCCAACCAAATTGTGGTTTTTGCGATTTAATGAAAGAAATGCTAGACAAAGTAAATATTTCGTATTATACTATAGATATTAAAGAAGATGAAATGGCTTTAGCCTTTATTAAAGAACAGGGTCATAGAACTGTACCTCAGTTGTATGCGAATGATGTACATATAAATAATAATCCTAATACAAGAGAATATACTCCTGAAGAACTTAAACGATTGATTATGGAAGCTACCTTGAGCGAATGGCCTTGGGTAGATAGTGGAATAGAACAAGGAATATAATGCCTAAACTTTTTGATTATGTAACAAGTATTAACGACAACAAAAAAGACATAATGAAGGATGACATAGATGAACGAGGATATAGCCCTTTTCATACTAATAGGTCTCTTTCTTATTTTAATGACACTGTTGGTCTTGCTAATGTGGTGAACCAGTACCATCATCTTGACAATAAACTACAATATCACTTTCTTATAAATATAGTTCGAAAGCGGAAACGTTTTTCGAAATGGATGAAAGCCGAAAGTGAAAGTGATATTGATGCGGTACAAGAATACTATGGTTACAGTAAAGACAAAGCCAAGCAAGTACTACCTCTCTTATCACCTGAACAAATAATAATAATAAAAAAGAAGGTGAGCAAAGGTGGAAGAAAATAACATTGTCGAATGGGTGCCAAGTGATATGCTTGAAGTCACTTTAAATGAACCAGATGATTTTTTAAAAATAAGAGAAACACTTACTCGCATTGGTGTAGCTTCACGTAAAGATAAGAAGTTGTTCCAATCATGCCATATCTTACATAAACAGGGTAGATACTTTATAGTCCACTTTAAAGAACTGTTTATGCTTGATGGTAAGAAAGCTAATCTAGAACAGACAGACGTTGAACGCAGAAACACAATCGCTACATTACTAAGTGATTGGGGGTTGCTTGATTGGGCAAACAAGGATGCTGAATATCCATGTGCTCCATTACGTCTGATTAAAATTATTCCTTACAAAGAAAAAAATGATTGGGAGCTTTGCCCAAAGTATAATATCGGGAATAAATAGCAATGATCCCAGACGGACTAGCGGAAGCCATAGCAAATAGGAAAGCATTTCATGGACAGTTAGATCTTTCCAGAAATGCTTTTCCTAGTTGGGATGATCTAGTACCGTACTTCGATCAATCATTTCTAAATGGCAATACCAGAGCAAGAGATCCGCACAAGATATGGGCTAATGTTGAAACTAATGATTTTCCTATTGTTAGAAATGTTAAGATTGAACTAGGAAAGATACTTAACACTTTAGATATATCTTGCCATTGCTATGCAGGGTTTAGTCCAAATGCAAAAGCATCTCCCCCTCATGCAGATGGCATGGAAGTATTCTTTGTGATGATAAAAGGATCTATGCCTTGGAAAATCTTTGAGAATGGTTGCGACTATGATGATGGTACGCAGAGTATGACTACGAAGTCTACATTCTCTAAAAGACTAGTACAAGGAGATTTTGTATACGTGCCTACAGGGATGTATCATTGCGCAGTGCCTGATAGCTCTAGAGTTGGATTTTCTTTTGGTTGGTCTTAACTTTTTTGCATATTAGGTATTGACAAATAGCATAACTTGTACTATATTATATGTTATAAATAATGTTGCAGTGCAGAATAATCTGGCTGTAATATAATCTTGCTTGATCAAAAGGAGATAACAATGACAGGCTTACAACAACTATTCCCACGTTCATCTTTTGTTGGTTTTGACCATCTGTTCAGTGAACTAGAGTTCACAGCGAAACATGCTCAAGATCATTATCCACCTCATAATATCATTAGAACATCTGAGTCGGATTACTTGATTGAACTTGCTATTGCAGGTTTTTCAAAAGATGAGATATCTGTAGAAGTTAAAGATAGAACCTTGACTGTTACAGGGGAACATGTCTCTAAAGGTAGAGAGTTTATCCATCGTGGCATTTCAACAAAGAAATTTAAACGAACCTTTAGGCTGTCCGAACATGTAAATGTAAACGGAGCAGATATTCAAGATGGCATTCTGGCAATTGATTTGCAGTATGTGATCCCTGAAGAAATGCGTCCTCGTAAAATCAATATTGGTCAAACGAGGAAACAAAATGACACAAGCAATACTAGCAGCCCACAGCTACTCAACGAGGGCAGTTGAAACTATTATCGAAGCACTAAGATCTCTTTATCAGTTTAGAACGAATCGCAAAATGATTCGGGAGACTGAAAAAGAACTAGGCAGACTTACTGATTATGAGTTAGCAGATATTGGAATTTCACGTGGCGAAATTTATTACGTTGCACGTTCAAATGAAAATCTAAGAGGGTGGGTCTAATGACAGCTTTAGTAGCAAACTATGTCTTCTCACCCTTGTCGGGTTTGTGGTCTTCACTAGATCGGTTTACCCAAGTGATTGGCTACAGCCGAGCGGCAGCGGAACTCGCAAGAATGGGTATGATCGAGGAATCGAAACGTTGTATGATGGAAATCGGGAGATTGCAAAATGACCGGTGATATCGCAACAATGGGTGCCTTGATTGGTGCAGGACTAGCAACATTTGGAATGGGTGGCGCTGCCATTGGTGTCGGAATGGTTGTTGGAAGTGTACTAAAATACATGCCAAAGAAAACAGACAACTCAACTATGTTTGTTGGTATAGCATTTGCAGAAGCATTAGGAATCTTTGCATTTCTTGTTGCACTTCTACTAATGTTTGCTGTATAATGGTAACATCAGAACTTGTTGAAAGGCTTGGGTTAGCCTTTTTTGCAACTATGACTATGTTGATTCTAGTTTGTATAATGATTGGTTTTTATGCAGTCTATGAATCATATAGTAAGCCAAATGAATGTATTATAAATACATCTTTATAATGAGAAGGCTTTAAAAAGTCAGAGGGCGGGAAATCGCCCTCTTGGACACACACAACACACAAAATAGGAGACTTAAATGTCAAATCCATATCAAATCCGCTATGACGTATTAAACATGGCAAAAGAAATCGCAGATAAACATTATGACATGCAGGTAGAACTTGCTAATAAAATGTTAGGAATGTATAAGGAAGATACTGAACAGGCACTAGAAGCTTGGAAGCAGTATTTACCTAAAGCTTTAAATCCAGACGAAATAAAATCTCAAGCTGAAAAACTTTATGAGTTTGTATCAGAGAAAAAGTGATGTACAAAGTAACAGCATTTTTTAAAGATCGCAAAGTCTCTGAAAAGTTTTATGATGTTAACGATGCCATAGAATTTCGTGACGATGCTGATGCACACTATCCTTTAAAAGTAACTTTTAGAAAGGTCGTATCAATGAGAGAATGGGTACATAACTGTTGGAATGTAGTAATGGATCATAATACCAATCCATTAAGTAATATTCCTGATTTAAATACACGCCATATGATCATGCAAGTATTAGCTTGGATGTGGTGTATCGTATTTGGTTTTATTGCAGGTAGTATGTGGGCAGGTCTTTATAGTATGATTGCTCATTCACTATTGCTCGGTGCGGTTGCTATTACCGTGGCTACATTTGAAATGGCAAAGCGCAAGCCTTATGGTTTCTACAATACAAGAGGGCTTGGCGGCGAACATGAATAATGAAATGCAAGACTTGAAGTTTACTACAGCAGGAGATTTTATGGGAATGGATGATGATGGACCGTTTAAATCTGCGTTTGATGCAGATACTAATGGGGTTGTTCGTAGAGAAATTGTGACGTATCGTGTAAAAAATGGTGTAATGGTAAAAGAACAAGCTTTTCGAGACTACTATGAAAACGGAGATTATCATGATTCTCGAAATACTCTAGTACTAGCAGAGCGGTGATATGCATATTATCAGAAAAAAAGATGGAGAAATATTAGCCATAGCGTCACGTTTAAAGGATGCTATGGCTATCGCAGATGGTCACAGAATTGATAAAGAAGATTACGTTGTACAAGAATCTACTGATCAGCATGAACTATCTGAGATATATCGCTCATACTATGGAACGAGATCCCTATGACAGATGAGGAAGTAAGAGCGGCTGCACAGGCAGAAGCAGAGAGAACCTTTGACGCATTCATTATGTGGAGCAAAAGGGTTACTCTCTGGTCTATAATCTTTTTACTTGTAGTAGTGGTTGGTTGTAACTCAGGGGTACATAAAGGTCAAAGTTATCCCGGATATAATGGCGAACAGTATGATCCTACGATATAGAAGATTTAAACAATGGTATGCCAAACTTAGATCAGAAGGGTGGGATATGTGGGATAGCTTTAGATGGGCTTTACACAATTCGGGAACTCATACGATTGATGAAAAAAATCTATAGTTGACATTGTAGACAAACTATAATATAATAGCTAAGTGTAAGTTTGGAGGATATATGAACTTTTATACTAGCGTTAATCGATATGGTAACTCTATCCTGTATCGTGGAGTGAATAACTACGGCAAAAGAATAGAGGCCAAGTACAAGTTTGAACCAAAACTGTATTTACCGTCCAACAAGAAAACAGCCAAACATAAAGCAATGGATGGTGTTCAGCTTGAAGAGATCTGCTTCTCTTCTATGTCTGACACAAAAGACTTTCTAAAAAGATATAAAGATGTAGATAATCTAGATGTGTACGGAAATCAGAACTTCGTGCAGCAGTTTATCACAGATAAGTTTCCCTCAGAGATAAAGTTTGATCGAAGCAAAGTTGATGTGTGCAACATCGACATTGAGGTTGCTTCTGATGAGGGCTTTCCCTTTCCTGAGGACGCAGCACACCCTGTTATCTCTATTGCACTCAAGTCAAGTCTAAGTGAGGTATATCATGTGTGGGGTCTTGATGAGTATGATGCGGAGAATGTATACAAAGACGATCTTATTGTACAGTATCGTCAATGTAATAGCGAAACCGAACTACTTGCCAAATTTGTAGAATGGTGGACCAATAACTGTCCTGATGTGATCACAGGTTGGAACGTCAGACTATTCGACATTCCATATCTTGTTAATCGTATCAAGCGTATTGGATCTGAGGAAGCAGTCAAGCGTCTATCCCCATGGGGGCTGGTTTCTCAGCGTGAGTTGCACATCAAGGGCAAACGTATGGATGCCTTTGAGATCACTGGCGTTCAGCAACTTGATTACTACGATCTGTTTCAGAAGTTTGGATACTCGTATGGAGCACAGGAGTCTTATAAGTTAGATCATATTGCGTATGTGGTGCTAGGTGAGCGCAAGTTATCCTACGAAGAACATGGCAACCTGTACACTTTGTACAAAGAAGATCATCAGAAGTTTATTGACTATAATATTCGTGACGTGGAACTCATTGAGCGACTAGAAGAAAAGATGGGCCTAATCACTCTTGCTGTGACTATGGCATATCGTGGTGGTGTGAACTATGGTGATACCTTTGGCACTACTGCCATATGGGATTCTATCATTTATCGTGAACTAAACGCCAAGAATATTATTGTTCCACCAAACAGACAGAAAATGAAATCTTCTTACCCCGGAGGATACGTCAAAGATCCCTATGTTGGTGCTCATGATTGGGTAGTATCGTTTGACTTGAACAGTCTGTATCCTAACTTGATTGTACAATATAACATGTCACCTGAGACGCTGATAGGCGGTAAGACTTTTCCGCATGGTGTTGACTACTATCTCGAAAAGGATTGTGATACTGAAGGCGTGTCTGTTGCTGCAAATGGTTCAGCATACACAAAAGAGTTTCAAGGCATTCTTCCAAAGATTATTGAGAACTACTATGAAGAGCGTAGTGTCATCAAGAAGTCTATGCTACTTGCTCAACAGGCATACGAAAAGAATAAGACTATTGAATTAGAACGTGAGATCAATCAGTTAGAGAATAGACAGATGGCTATTAAGATCTTGCTCAACTCTTTGTATGGTGCGTTAGGCAATCAATACTTTCGCTACTTCGATATGCGTATTGCAGAAGGCATTACACTATCAGGTCAGTTGTCTATTCGTTGGGCAGAGAACGCTATCAACGATGAGATGAATAAACTCATGGACACGCTAGGACAAGACTATGTTATCGCTATCGATACTGACTCGCTGTACATTAACTTTGGTCCTTTGGTGGACAAACTAAACCCCAAAGATACTGTCAAGACATTAAGTAAAATCTGTGAAGAACACTTTGAGAAAGTTCTTGAGAAGTCTTACAGCAAACTATTCAAGAAGATGAATGCTTATAAGCCACGTATGGTTATGGCAAGAGAGGCTATTGCTGATCGTGGAATATGGACTGCCAAGAAACGGTATATCCTAAACGTTCATAATAACGAAGGAGTGCAGTACGCACAACCAAAGCTTAAGATGATGGGCATTGAGGCTATCAAGTCATCTACACCTGAAGTTGTTCGTAATAAGTTTAAAGAGATATTTCGTGTGATTATCGAAGGCACAGAGCAAGAGACACAAGATTATATTTCACGGTTTAGGGCAGAGTTTAAGTCTCTACCACCTGAGGCAGTGGCATTCCCAAGAGGTGTAAGTGATGTTGATAAGTGGAGATCCAATCAAGATGTTTATTTGAAGGGTACTCCTATTCATGTGCGTGGATCTTTGTTATACAATAAATCTATCAAAGACCACTCTCTAGAACGCAGGTACGAAACCATCAAGAATGGTGAGAAGATTAAGTTCATTTATCTACGCAAGCCAAACCCTATCAAAGAAAATGTGATATCGTTTCCTGCAGTATTACCTACAGAAATACACTTGCATAAGTATATTGACTATGATATAATGTTTGAGAAATCATTCATCGAACCCTTGAAGTTTATTCTAGACGCTATAGGGTGGCATGTAGAACCCAAAGCAACACTAGAAGACTTCTTTACATAATGTATTCAGTAACTATATTTGAAAGCCAATATGATAATCAAACTCATCGTAAGCTAGACTTCGATGAGTGGGATAAGTTTGAGAAGTTTCTGTACAAGCTTTCAGAGAGACCACTAGAAGGAAAGAAAAATGCGGAACTTATTTCTCCTGCTGTCTATGAAACTGGAACTACACGATCCAACAAAAATGTATTGCATTGGGCAGGTTGGGCTGCTGTTGATGTTGATGATCACACGTTTGAGGGGGATCTAAAAGATGAGCTTATTAGCACTTATGGTAAGTACTATTTTGTTTGCTATTCTACTGCAAGCAGCAAGCATGGTCTACCGAAGTTTAGACTTGTCTTCCCTCTTAGAGCAACTGTGCAAAGAGAGTCTATCAAACATTTCTGGTTCGCACTCAACTCCGAACTCGATTCGATTGGAGATAAACAAACTAAAGATCTATCTAGAATGTATTATATCCCTGCTGCGTACAATGACGCTTTCAACTTTATTTTTACTAATACTAGCGGTAGCTATATAAACCCTGTTGACTTAATGTCAAAGTGGGAGTATAATGAAAAGAAAGATAGTAAGAACTTTATGGATCGTTTACCTGAGGAATGGCAGAGACAGATCCTAGACTATCGTAAAGATAAGATGAGTAATACGGACATAGTTTATTCATCATATGAAGACTGTCCATTCGTAAACAAGAACCTTGTGCGTGACTTCAAGAGTATTGCAGGGATAGACAATAGTGGTAGGTATGCTATGATCTATAAGATTATGGTATCCATAGCAAGCAATGCTGTTGAGAAGCAGTACGCTATCACTGCAACTGAGATAGAAACTCTGTGTAGACAGATAGACAGAGACACTGGAAATAGATATGAGCACAGACCTTTACATGTAGAGGCGAACAACGCTCTAGAGTACGCATACAAGAATGGAGTTATATCATGAGTACTTTGCTAGACTTTTTAGATTCTGATGGTGAGTTAAAAACAGGTAATCTTCCTGAAGAAGAATGGGTAAACATGCCTGAGTTTGTACAGGAGAAATCTGAACCATATGCAAAGATCATTGTTCGTTTTGAAACCAAAGAGGATCTTAAAGAGTTTGGTGAACTTATCGGACAGAAAGTTAATGTTAAAACAAAAAGTATTTGGCACCCAAGATTAGAACATGGAAAGAATGCAGGACTACGGTGGATAGACGATGAGTAATATTACGTTATTGAATGGCGATTGCCTTGTAAAACTACAAGAACTTGATGACAACAGTGTGGACAGTATCGTTACTGATCCACCCTATGGCATTGACTTTATGGGTAAGAAGTGGGATTACGATGTTCCATCTACTGCTATTTGGGAGCAATGTCTACGTGTTCTAAAGCCTGGTGGATATCTACTAGCATTCGCAGGAACACGAACACAACACCGTATGGCAGTTCGTATCGAAGATGCAGGATTTGAAATCCGTGATATGATTGCGTGGGTATATGGAAGTGGTTTCCCTAAGTCTCACAACATTAGTAAGTCTCTTGATAAAATGGCTGGCGCAGAGAGAGAAATAATCGGAGAGAAAAGGGGTCAAGGGAACATACCAAATGACCGTGGAAACTGGAACTTGAAATCAAATACACCTGTTCAAATAACCGCACCTGCCACACCAGAAGCACAACAATGGGAAGGTTGGGGTACAGCACTTAAACCTGCATTGGAACCTATTACAGTTGCACGTAAACCATTAGAAGAAAAGACTGTTGCTGCTAATGTTTTGAAGTATGGAACTGGTGGTATTAATATTGATGAAAGTCGTATCCCTACTAACCCTGATGACGATAATCTTAGACCTAATGCTTTGAACCATAATAAAACTAAGGGTAATGAAGTTTTTAATAAGTATAAAGTTGGTGCTGATGTTCAAACACAAGATAATGGTTATCATAGCACTAAAGGTAGATTCCCTGCCAATCTTATTCACGATGGTTCTGAGGAAGTTACTGAGTTGTTTCCAAAAGACAGAAAAGCAGGTGGTGGTATATCCAAACATAAAAGGAATGACGAAAATGAAAACGCATACGGTAAGTACGAGAATAATCATGAACATGTCAGTTACGGCGATGAAGGTTCTGCAGCACGTTTCTTTTATGTTCCAAAGACTTCAAAGAAAGATCGTAATGATGGACTAGACAAGTTCAATGCAAAGGCTACAGCGTCATCTGAGTTCAGACCAAATCATGCAGAAAAAGCAGAGCAAGGTGAGGGCGGTAATCCATATGGTCGTTGGACACCTACACAGAACAACCACCCTACTGTAAAGCCTACAGACCTTATGCGTTATCTTGTGACTATGGTAACACCAAAGGGTGGAACTACTCTTGATCCGTTTATGGGTAGTGGTTCAACAGGTCGTGGGGCAAAACTAGGTGGGTTTAACTTTATTGGTATTGAACTAGATCCTGATTATTTAGATATTGCAAAAGCTAGAATTGATGCTATAGTAGAAGAAACTACACTA